GACGCTTGTACTCGCGGAAATCGCTTACGCTTCCGATCGAGCAGAAACGACGCCATGTGTCGGCAACGTTGTTGTAGTTGGCCAAGAGAACCTGACGGTTTGCACCGGCAAGGATCACAGGGAAGTCGGAAGAACTGGAAGTGATCGCACGTCCGGCGATCTCCATTTTGTCCATCCCTTTAGTGGAGATGCCAGCACGCTCGAGGCAATCCTTGGCAATGTCCAGGAGGGTAAGACCACGGAAGCGAGCGTTTGCCTCAGCGGCAACCTCAGACTTCACTTCTTTACTGTTGACCTGTGCGGAACGGAGAGCCAGTGCAGTTGCACCGAGTTCACGCACTTTGTCACGCTCATCGTTGGTGATTTGAACACCACGGGATCCAGCGTGCGGATCCTTCTTTTTGAACTCATCGATGATGGCAGCGCGTGCCTCATCAATGGATTTTCCTTCGCTGATCAGAGTCTGACCGAAGTCAGCTTCCAAGCCAGCGGCGCGGACTGCTTCGTTGATCTGATTCACGCGGGTACGTTCAGCGGCAATCGCATTGCGAGTAGCCTCGTCCACGTTAACCGGAGCGGCTGCGGGAGCAGCAGGGGTTTGGATGGCACGCTCCAACGCTTCGAGGAGCTGCTCATCAGTTGCAGTTGCCTCAAACGCGATTCCGCGCTTGTTAAGCAACGCGATGATTTGTTCGCGTTTCATGATATCTGAATTTGAGTGGTTTGCTTTTTTGGAAATGATTTCAACTTCGTGTTCGTCTGAACCTTCAGCAGAACGAACGGCGCTTTTCGGGTCGGCCTGAACTGGAGCGATTGAGATCTCGTAAGGCTCCCAATCGATCGCGCGGTACTGTGCAATCTCGTCTTTTGTTCTCTCCGGGTTGATCTCCTCGTACTTGTGGACACGGTAGCCAACGGAAATTCCGCGAAGGATTCCATCCTTCACGTCCTGCCAAACACCTTTCACTTCTTCACGGTTGGAGAAGCGAAGCGTTGCGCGGCCTTCGCCATTCTCGATGCGTGGGTTCTCCACAACGCCAAGAACACCGGATGTTCCGGAATAGCGGTTGTGGTTGTCCAACACAGGAGCGCCAGTCATGAGGCGTTCCATGCGGATGTGCTCAGGCTTCATCGACAGGACTTCATCGAACGGACCATCCATCCACGAGTACATGCGGACAGGTGTTTCGGTCGCGAAAGTCACATCAACGGTGCGTGCCTCCTCGTTGATCGAGGAAGGAACGAACATCGCTCTTGTGCTGTGAGACTTGATCTTGAACTTGCGAATTGCCATTCGTCTTGATTTTTATTCGACTTATCAGGACACAAGTTTAGAAAATTTCCTTGTGCCTAACTTTCTTTATTTACTTAATACTCTTTACGCTCCCGTCCCGTCCCCGGTTTCGGAGTTGTTGGCTGAAGCGGATCCTTCTGCAACTGTGGCTGTTTTGCCTGCATCCCATCGCGGGTCACACGCGAGTTTGACTCCTGCGTCGTCGAACTTCTTGAAGTCGGAGGCGAGCTCCGTGAGGACATCATCAGGATTGTAGCCACTTTCACGAACAACCTCAGACCAGCTTTTAAATCCATTCCGAACCTCGTCACTCATGCCTTTCACTTCCTTAGACGGATCGATCATCTGTCTGCGAGGAGGTGTCCAGGATGCTTCTACTCTTTGGGTTTCACGAATCGTTTGAGACACGATAAGCGCATCCATGAACCATCCCCAAACGATGTCGCAAAACATCGGGATCATCATGTTCCACTGCCAATCTTCGATACTGCGATGGAACTCTAACCATCCCATTCGTCCAGAGCTGTAGTTCACGTTTGACAGATCACCTGTCAGCGCCTCATAGGTCATATCGTAGCCAGCTGCAGCACCGAGAAGGATTTTGCGGGAGAACTCAGGAAAGGTGTTGTTTTGTGGAGGAGAAGCCATGGTCACTGTCTTACCAGGCGATAGATACTCAATCGCTCCCGGCTCCATGCGCGTGGCTTCTTCTTCCTCGTCTTCAGTAAGCGCTGAGCCATCAGCATCACCGGAAACGAATGCGGTGTAGCAAGCGGCGATCTTCTGCTTCACGAGCTCCGCGTCTTCAAAGTCGTTGAAGTCGTTCAGGCGCAGCATAGAAGCCACACCGAAAGGAACACCCCGCACCTGACCTGGTCGCTCGCAGAAGTACACGTGCGCCACTTCGGTTGCCGAAATACGAGTTGAAGCGGTAGCTCCATCAGCGGGATGCTTATCGTACAACCAATAAGCAACGCGTTTGCCGTTGCTATCAAACTCCACTCCCATGGTGATCCACCCGCCGTCTTGTGTTTTGTCCGCGTTCTTCAGGTGGTCCAGGTAGTCAGACTCAACCACCTGCAGCTCGATCGGTACGTTCTTATCGGTTGATCTTCGCTTGCGGATGATCGCTTCACCACTTTCCACAATGGATCGCATCACCAACTTCTGCAGGCCGTAAATATTGTGGATGGAATCGAAGTCGCACTTCTTCTTCTCAGCCCACTCCTTCCATATCTGCATCAGTTTTTTGTTCAGCGCCTTTGAGCCTTGCGGGCTTGGCACGATGCCGGAGCCAACCACGTTGTTTGAGATTACGCGAATAGCTCGACGCGCCCACACATTGTTGCGCGTCATGTCGCGCGATGTGTCGCGGAGCTGAACAAGCGCTCTGGAAATTTCCGTGTTGGCGGAAGTGTTCGCCCGGTTCCATCCGGATGTTCTGCGGCCTTTGGTTGCCGCGTCGTATCTGCGTGTGCTTAGTGCTTCAACCGCATATCGCGCACGAAGCCTGCGCTCCAATGCGTTCGGGTTAAAGTACCCAATAACTTTGTCCAGTGCGTTCATTCAATTCCTTTTGAGTGTTTCGCAAAAATTCTTTTAGTCTTCGGAATCAATCCGAGCTCGCGGCGCATCGTATCTCTGAGAGCAAGCATCTCCTGTGTGGAGTTGTACATAACCTGCTTGTTCCCATACATGACGCTGCGCACGCCTTGCGCTATCGCTTCCTCCAGCGCGTTGAGTTGATCAAGTGTGAAAGCCATGGTTCAAATGTATGGAAAAAATTATCTGTCCCAAAACGAACCGCCTTCGCGTTTACGTTTCTTCTTCTTTTCGTTCGGTGCCTTCGGTTGGTACGAAGTGCTGATCCGGTCGTAGTGCTCATCCTCGAAACGATCGATCCCGACAACAGCGGCAGCAGCTCGAGCATACACACGACAGTCAAGCGGCTCGTTTCGTTCGTACTTCTTCACCCATTGGTACACGCGGAAGCCGCGAACCATCTTGAATTCTAACTGCTCACCCGTGAGCCCCTTGAAATATTCCGGTGCGTATTGCGGGAAGTGGCAGTAACCAGCGGGTTCTGAATCGTCCTCGTTGCGGTCCAATCGAAGCCATCCGTACAGCTCAGACTTCACCAGCGACACACCAACGTTCCATATCTTCACCATCCCGATCTTCTTACCCTTCTGCGAAACCATGACCTGCTTCGGAGGAGCAACCATGATGTCTTGCGCGTCACGTCCCTTGACCGGGATCACGCGGGTTGCATCTTGCTTGCGGCAGAAGTCATACACGTACTGCGTGTTGTAACCAGTATCGATGGCCATCAACCGCATCGGGATGAGCAAGCCGTCCTCTCGTTCCCATTGCTGGTCGATCACCTCCCGGAGTTTCGTCCACACATCCGGCTGCGCTGTGTCACCAACAAGGACGCGGAAATCAATAGAGTAGGAGCGCTTGCCTTTCGCCCATCCGACAACCTCGAGCTCGAGGCGGTCCTTCTGAACGTCGACACCAACAGTGATGAAGGAAACTTCCTTCGGTGCCTTTCCGATCTCGTATGTCTCGCGCCGTTCGTAGAGCCGTTGCCATTCCGGTGCGTCTCCTTTGTCCTTCCATGTCTCGCCAAGAATAGTGTTCACGAACACGCGGAGCTTGTTCGTGTCGCCTTGCGCGCTTTCCCATTGCGCAACAATCTCCGACCAGGAGAACCAGCCATAAGGAGAATAGAGCGAGTTGATGTGGTACCCGAACACGATGGAGCTTGCGTTCTCGGGAGAGGTTGCGCGCCATTCACCTTCGGCCAGCATCTTCGTTTTGAAGCGCTCCTCGATTCCTGCACCACATGATTCGCAGAAGTATTGCACCGTCTCCGGCTTGCCAGTGTCCCATCGGAGATTGTCGAACTTCAGCGTCTGCATGTGTCCGCAGTGGACGCACGGAACAAAATACTTCCGCTGGTCCGTGTTTAGGTACTCACGCTCGATCGCTGAGATGCTCTCAATGGTTGGCGTGGAAACGATGAATATTTTTCGGCGCGAGAATGTGCGTGTACGCGCAACGGCAAGGTCGATTGGTGAACCTTCACCGTCCAGGTCTGACGGATATCCGTCGACCTCGTCCAGAAACAATGCACGCACCGGCATTGAGCGAAGTCCAACGGCAGAGTTCGCGCCAGTGAGCGCAAGCACTCCACCTGGGAAGGACTTCTGATTGATGGTGTTCTGAGAGTCGCGCGACCTCGATGGACTGACCTTCTCACGAAGTTTCGGTGAGGCCTCAATCATTGGGTCGATACGGATCTTCACGTTTCGCTTCAGCGTCTCATCCGTCGGCATCACCGACAGAACAGGACAAGGCGAAATGTCGATGAGATATCCGAGCCAGTTGCATCCGGCTTCTGTTGCTCCGACCTGTGCCGACTTCATGAAGACAATGCGCTGAGCTGGGTCAAACGAACTCAGCTTGTCCATTATCTCCCGAAGGTACGGGGTGCGATCGGTGCGGTATGGTCCAGGCTCAGCGGATGCGGTTGAACTCAGGTACCGGTGCTGATCGCTCCACTCAGAAACGGACAAGATCGGTTCTGGTCTCAGTCCGTCCAAAAATCCTTTTATGAGTTCCGCGTCGATCATCTGTTGATGGCAATATCACGTGATGCAAAGTCAGCCATCTTCTCGAGCTCTGCGTTGATGGCCTTGTAAAGAATTGAATGCGCCTCGTGCCTGGTTGTGGCAGCGAGCATCTCATCCACCACTCTATCGGGGATGGCGAGGAAAGCGGCACGGAGTTCCTGTCCCATCTCGAAAAGGGACTTGTAGACCTTGTCCTTATCGACAAGTGATCCGAGCTTCTCCTTGTACGCGAGCTCCTTCAGCTTCGCGTCGAAGATTGCAGCGGCCTTGCGTGCCTGCTGAAGGTGCGGATCCTTTGATTCAACCTTTGACTCTGGTGGTACCGGTGGAAGTCCTGCGCCACCGGTTTGAGCCACTGACTTAGCTAGTTTTCCGCGTGGCTTTATACCGTCAACAAACTCAGCCTCGAGAGCTGAGGATTGGTTCTTGTGCGGATCGTAGTGCTCAGCAAGGTCAGCATCGGCATAGGCCACAATGATCATCGGCCTTCCGTTGCTTTCGTTCTTGGTCAACGAACGCTGAGTGATGCGGCCTTCCTTGATGTGCTTATGAATAGCGGTGTCTGAAACACCCTTGCGGCGCGCGTACTCCCTGATTGAAACCTTTTCGAGTTCTGTCACTGCTTCAGTTCTTTAGTTCATCAAACGACTTTCCTGTTTGTGCATGTACGGCTTTCTGTCCGGTGAAGTCTTGCCAACGCTTCACAATCACATCGACGTACTTTGCTTCGCACTCCATGATCCTGGCGACGCGTCCCAACTTCTCGCAAGCGATAAGCGTAGTCCCAGATCCGCCGAACAGATCAACAACGATCGCATCCGGCTTGCTACTGTTCTTGATGGCTTTCATCACGAGTTCCACCGGTTTGGTGGTTGGATGAAGTTCAGATACTTTCGGGCGCGGAAACTGCCACACATCCGACTGCGATCGATCCTCAACCTCCACGAGGCGAGCGGCACGGGAATTCCATCCGTACCAGATAGGTTCGAATTGTGCGTGATAGTCCTTTCGCGTAAGCACGAACTGATCCTTCACCCAAACGATCGTGCTCGACCAATGGAAGCCGATATCGCGAAGCGTCTTGTCAACGATCGGCCACTCCTGCGATCCCATCACCAGGTAAATCGGCGCGCCGGGATTGGTCACCGCGAACAGAGTGCCTGAGAAGTCCAGAACGAACTGCTGCCAATCATCCTCTTTGAGGTTATCGTTGGTGATGGTTCTGCGTCCGTTATGTTCTCCGTAGCCAACGTTCCAAGGTGGATCAGTGAAAGCCATCGAACTGAAAACCATGTCGGCCTTCGAGTTGCCCATGAGGTTAAGTGCAGAGTCCATGTCTGAGCTGTCGCCACAAACAACCTTGTGTGGACCTAGCCACCATACATCACCCGGCTTGCTGACCGTATCCGGAGCTGGATCCGGAACAGCATCATCATCAGTCAGACCTTCCTTGACCTCTATCTCGTCTTCATCTTCTCCGAGTTCGGGATCATCACCTGTAGCGGCTTCGTCTTCCGAGCTGTCCGATGGAGCACTAAGCACTTCCGGAGTTGATACGGCCTCTCCTTTCAGGATGGCATCAAGCTCTGCATCGGAAAAACCGATTGCTTCCAAGCCGAAATCTTGATCAACAAGCGCCTGCAGCTCGTCGCTCAGCTTGTCGATGTCCCAGGTAGCGGAAAGCTGAATCTTGTTGTCGGCAAGAATGTATGCGCGCTTCTGAGATTCGCTCAGATGCGCAAGCACGATCACCGGAACTTTAGACATACCGAGTTCATTTGCTGCCATCACTCGTCCGTGACCAGCAATGATCCCGCCGTTCTCGTCAATCAGAACCGGGTTGTTGAAACCAAACTCGCGGATGCTTCGTGCGATCTGCGATACTTGTGAGTCTGAATGTACTCGAGCGTTATTGGCGTAAGGAACCAAACTCTCGACAGGCCGTGTTTCTAACTGCATTTGTTGTTGTTGTGTTTGCGAAAGTACGGAAATTTTCCTGAATAGTTTGCAAGTTTGCAGGAACGTTGAGTTATTAGTTTGCAAACCTTGCAAACTTTCTCAAACTAGCGAAATTTTGGGGTCTTAACCGCCCGCAGTTCCAAGGCCTAGGAAGGACCCATATACCCCCCTCGCCTCGAGGCTTCGATCGTGGTGGTCCCCATCGAAGTCACCTCATTTTTGGCGTGCTACCATGCGGTCGACTTCATGTTTCATGCGGTCGTTGAAGACCTGCTCCATGCGCATAGCAACCGCTTTGACTACAGGCTCCTGCCCGAATGAACGAGGAAGTGAGATAGTTGTCAGCTCGTTGATAGTGAGGTCGCCCCAATTTTTTTTCCCGGTGGCAGACATCGCGCGTCGATTCTTGGATGATTGTTTGCGCCACTGGAACTGACCCCCGGCATATTTTCCACGGGCAAAAACTCCAACATGCCCCGATGCCATTGTTGCGAGAAAGGCAGAACGGATCAGCTTCCCCCTACCTTTCTTGATCCGCACCATCACACCTGCCTTGGTCTGACGAGCAGAGAAGACCTTCACAGGGATGGGCTTACCGGACACGTTGAGCTTACCGACCATGTTCCCTTCGTAGGACTTAGTGATCGATATCGCGTCCGACACGTCACGCGCTTTGATGTTGTAGACCTTCCGCAGCTCACGAGATCCTGCGGTTCTTCCGGCATCGATGGCGCGGTTGATTGACCTGGTCGCGGCCTTCTCAATTTGGGACTTCGAAAGCCCAACGCCTTTGGTGAGACCCTCGACGGCCTCTTTTACGTTCACTTCAATCATGCCCCGAATTTACGGAATCGCCTCTTTGGCGGTTGCGTTTTTCGGTGATTTTCTGTGAAGCGCAACAACGTCAACAATTCAAAACGGCTTTGTTGACGTCGATGTTGACGCCTCAAACCTACGTGGCTCTAGGCGAAACGATATATATACAACAATGTCAACATAGATATTTATATATATAGAGAAACATTCATATTTATAGATGTGTGTATATATAGGGATATATCCCCGAAAAACGTTGACAGCGTTGACAGCGTTGCAGCCCTACGGCATCGCAGGTTTGAATGTAAACACATCCGCAACATGCAACAAAATTGAACTGTTGCGGATCTCTTTAAGGGGGTGCGGGGGAAGGGAAGGAAAAAAAAGGAAGGGGTTTGTTTGTTGACCTCGGAGGGTGTGGGAGGGATCGATAGGAGGGTGTGGTAGGAGGATGAAAAGAGGTGCCTGTTTAAAGCGCCTAGAATGGCATCTGGATGCGTTCTGAGCCTCTGAGCTGTGTCAGGTCAGTTGAGTGGTCTAGCGCTTCTGTATGCGCTTAAAACAGGCGAAAAAAGAAACGCCTACCCTTCGGGGCAGGCGTCACCGGCGAAAAACCGGAGAGGGAATCAGGATGTCAGCCATCGGTCGAACCATCGTCTTCCGAGTCTGAGTAATAGAATCAATAAGGAGATACCTCCAATCCACACGAGTGGAACAAGGTACCAAGGCGTCTGATACTCGGTTTTAACGGCCTGTGAGCGCGTCTGGCTCAATTCCTTTTCAAGTACACGGATTTTCTCGATCGTGCGATCAGCGGCCTCGCATTGGGCTAATAGGTTGCCATAGGCATCTTTGTAGATTCGGAGCTCTGCAAGTCCTGCAGTGTCCCGGATCACGGTCCACTTGTTGACCGGCATGAGGACCAGGCTGTCATTGTAGATGGTGTGCGTGACGGTTGCTCCTGGAAGGACTGAGTCCTTGCGGATGGTTTCGGTGGAGTGGGTGTGGATCTCCCGCACTTCAGGCGGGAATTTGGCATCGCAGCGTTTTTGCGTGGCGCAGGAGCTCATCACCAGCGCGATCAGAGCGAGGCCGATGAGGATGAGGAAGATTCCGGTTTTTCGTGGGCTGCCTCCGGTTGTCGTGGGTTGGAAATAGTATTCGGGCATATATCAAGGGGTTTTTGTGAGCTTGTCGATCTGCAGCCGAAGGGATTGATTTTCCGCGTGGAGAGTGTCCATGCGATGTTCCAATACCTCAATCTCCTTGCTCAGCAGTTCAACCTTCTTCTCGAGACGCTCCGCAGTCTCGCGCCACATGGTCGCGATCTTCTCGACGTTCTCAATCTCGGTTCGAATGGCATCAGCCGTCTGTTTTCGGCGGGTGAAAAACCATGTGATTACCGCTGAACCTGCAGCGGAGAGGGTCGACCAAAGCCATGTGAGGTCGATCGAGGTGGCTGTTTCTTTCATGGCTGCCAAAGTAGGAAAAATTCGGGTTTGCTCCGTCGATTTTGCGTGAAAAAAAAGCCCCGTTTCCGGGGCTGTGTTTATTCGACTCTTTGTCGCTCCTCGTCGAGCTTAGAGAGCTGATCGCAAAATGATTGCCAGTCTACTTCATGAAAAGGGATCTCGTCTCCTGCGGGATCTTCTTCCGGTTCAGCCAACTCGATTCTTGTCATGGGAACTCGAATCTCCTGAACGAGCTTGCTTCTTTCACCTGTTCGAAAAGTAAAGGTGTAGCGCGGTCCATCGCCTGCAGGTTCAATCTCGGTCTTTTCTGATTTAACAATCAAGTGAGTGAGCCAACGAAACGCGTCGTTTCTGTAGTCGTTGATGTCTGCCATGGTTGTGTTTTTTTTTATTGGTTCCCGGAATCCGTCCGGTGCGGGTTACCTCGATGTAACAACATAATCTCCGGAAACTTCTATGAGCTGGTCACCTTTGAAATAGTAGATACCATCGGATCCCTTCGAGTCGTTCACTATGCCGCGAAATTGGTCGAAAAATACAGTGTCGCCTCCGCTATACATGACAATCGTGTAGTCACGATCAGAGGATTGCCAATCCCTTGACATTTTCGAGCACGATCGTTGGCAGCTCGTGGCCATAAAAGCTATGGCCACTAAAAGAAACATTTTTCTCATTAAATTGGTTTTTGAAATTCCCGGAATACGTCCGGTGCGGTTACGCGTTTTTGAATTCGAGCTCACCGGTAGCGTAGACGGTGCGACAGTCAGAATAATCTATCCAGGTGTGCGGTCGGACGCTGGATTTGTATACCTGAATCTTTTTGCCAGTGGACTTCACCACTGCAATCATGAGGTCTTGCATAATGCGCTTTTTTCGTTCCCGGAATCCGTCCGGTGCGGTTCTGTGATTGGTTCGAGAGGGTTGTCGGTGATCTCTTTGAGGTAGTATTGATGCTTACACTTGTCGCATCGTTTGATCTCAGCGCGTGTTTCTTGTTCATATCTCTTGAGCTCGAAAATCACCTTTCCATCCGGACATTTTCCGCACTTCAGGGTGTGCGTCTTTTTTTCTAGTGCCTTAGCCATGTTCTTGGAGTTTAAAACGGTAGATCATCTGTTTCGTCTGCAGGACGCGCGTTGAGCCACTCATGCTCTGCAGGTGCGAGCGGATTAGGTTGCGCCTGTGCCTGGTGTTGTGGCTGCGCTGGTCTCTGCTGCTGAGTGCCTGACTCGTTGCGCTGGCCACCTCCAAGGAACTCGATATCATCAACGCGGAGATCGAGCACACCAACCGGTTTGCCTTCGTTGTTGATGTAAGCGTTTGCCATTGGTCGGCCTTCGACCAAAAGCTTTGTTCCCTTTTTCAGGTACTCAGCAATTTTCGTCTGATCAGCCTTGCGCCAAATTGTGCAGCGGATCCATGTGGTGTTCGATTGCTGTTGGCCTTGCTTGTCCTTCCATTTTTCGGTGACAGCGAGGGAGAATGAGATTGCGGCCATCGAGCCGTTCGCGGGGTTTCGGATCTCGGCATCCGCGCCGATGTTTCCGATTACGGTGTAGCGGTTCATGGCGTTTTCTTTTCTTTAAAATAAGCATCCCAAAAAACAATTGCTCCCACGAGCAACGCGATCAGCAGAATGATCATGCCCATCACAGGAGCAAGCATCACCTCGCCAACTTCATCCCTCTTTAGGCCAGCAATTTCTTTCAGCTCAAACCATACAACCGGCATGAACATACATGCCGCTAGAAAAGCCAGCGACAATAAGATTGCGATGAAAAGCTTCATGAGTGACCTCCTTCCGGTGCTTTAGGTTCCGGACGAGGCTCCATGATGTGAGTCTTTGCGAGCTCAGCGCCGAGCTGCAGCATCCCGAAGGTAGATTGCCAGTTCACATTGCTTTCGAACACAACACCGATCCCGGAGCGGTGAGTGGTGACCAGGACATGAGCTCCAGCACCTTCGTTCATGCGTACAATTTCCTGAGCGATGCGCAGGCGGTATTGAGGCTCGAGGTTCTGAAGTGCGGCCATCGCATCATTGAAGTACGCGGTTTGGTCTTTAGCCTTGCGCGGTTGCGCAGGCTTACGTGGTTTGGTTGTTTTTTTGGACTTCGCCATTGTTTTGGTTTTTTAGAATAGTGTGCAATTGAATAAGTCTGTCCCAATACGGCAGGAACGTAGGGTTCCCGGTATTGGCTTTGAGCATTGCAAGATGCAGCTCAACCATGTTTTTCGGGTTTGTGACCACTGTGCAGCGATCGAGCCGAATTGGCGTTGTTGGAGGTGGATTGTCTTTGAACCACTGCTCCAGGTCTGCCAGCTTCATGGCTTTTTGATCTGCCCGGTTTTTGGATCAATCAGGAACCGGTGTGTGTCTGTCGGACGTTTCCCGATTACCTGTTCCGCAGCGACCATGCTATTGAATCGCAGCATCCCGTTTGAATCGAGTTTCAGAGAGAATCCGTGATCCGGGTCGTTCTTGATGTGCCAAGATTTTCGCTCCATCCGGAGCGACACGCGAGAACCTTCAGAGAGGCTGAGCGCATTCACAGCCTGTTTGTTGATTAGGAAGGTTCCGTGCTTGTTGATTGCGAGCGTTGGCTCTCCGTAGGCTTTGCGCCTGCTATTTTTTGCGTTGATCTCCTTCATACAAGTTTGGTTTTGGATTTTCCTTCCACGTTGTGCATCGCCTCGATCGCCTCGAGGAAGTCAATTTCAGAGGCCTGCTTTTCGAGTTTATAGCTGACCAGGTTGG